GCCCGCTTAGTGGTTCAGGTAATCCATAATGTAGGAGGCAAGATTTGGAAAGCTATGGACGAATCAAAACAGAAAGGCGAGGAACATTTTACAGGCCATCAAGCGGCTATGATTGCCATTGATGAGGTTCGAAAGATTGCTGATGACTTTGACAGGGTAACGGGTGAGCAGTGCAAGCATTGCGAGACTCAGACTGAGCATTAACAATTGGGCTATGGTGTAATGGTAACACAGCAGCCTTTGACGCTGTTATTCTTCGTTCAACTCGAAGTAGCCCTTCCCTTCTTTTAATTTAGACGCTGAGGAGCAGTCATGAAAGAAAATGATAATGGACTTGGGATGAACACAGGAACCGCAAGCCATAGATTAAGACAGGACTTGTTGTTTTATTTTGTAAACAAAGAGGGCGCAGTTTGTCATCACTGTAAGATGCCAATGGAAAGAGATAATTTTTCTATTGAACACATTAAACCGTGGAGAAAGGAAAAAAACGCTTTAGAATTGTTTTTTGATTTAAATAACATTACTTTCTCTCATTTAAAATGCAATGTTGATAATAGAAGAGTTCCTGAAAAGTTTACAGACGAAGAAATTCGACTAAGAAGAAATAGGCGTAACGTAGAATATAGGGCTAGAACATACTGCCCGATTAAAAGAAAAGAGCGGTATTTAGAGAAAGGATATTAGTCCTGTTAGCCCTGCCAATTAACGTAAATAAGGATGAAATAATGAATAAATTAGTACTTGGCACACTTCTTGCAACATCATTAAGCGTAAATGCTGGTCAGCCGATGTGGACATTTACCCCGTTAACTCCAACGACTGCTACCGTTTCAGCAGGTGAACAACTCGTAATCCAGTACCTCGTTACTAATCAGGCTAAAAACACCAAATCCCTTGCCATGAACCCAATTCAGGGCATTCAACAGACTATTGCTAATGGTGCGTGTGCTAATCCCTTCAATTTAGGGGCTGGGCAAGCGTGTAGGCTCGATTTGTTGGTAGTTGGTAGTCAGCTATCAGGTAATATCGTTGGTGGCCCTGTAGTGTGTAATACGGCGTTCCAATGCTATCAACCATCACAAACTAATAGCTTAAACATTATCAAGAAGTAGGCTTAATGAAAGAACGTATAGGCAAAATGACTGAACGCGAAGACGCGCTAGTTAATTCGATGGTCGATGCGATGGACGCGTTCATTAAGGAGCACGGGCAGATTGACCGTACAGAGCTTATGGCTGCTTACAGTTTCTTTGCTCGTGTTTTGTTCACTGTACAAACACCTATCAAAGATGTAGACGATCAATGTATAGAAATTGATGCGTTCTGCGACTTCTTGAAGGGTGTTGCGCGTAAGGCTATCACATGAAATGGATTAGCGTTAAAGAAAGATTACCAAACAAATTGCAAAAGGTTCTATTCCACTGGGTAACACATGGACACTTGCGAAATATATCAATGGGCTATATGTGCTCAGAGGGTTGGAACATCTATTTACCCTATCACTCATTCGGGCTTAGGGGTGATATTTGCCCCGTTACCCATTGGACAGAGCTTCCAGAGTTTCCAGAATATGATATACCACCTGATTTTAATGCGAATGTAGCACGCCTGTTTAAAGACTAGTGCGAGCATGAAAATCTGGATATGGAACCTGGTTATCAATGCGAGGACTGCAAGCAGTATGTAAGGATGGACTAATGAACATCAAAGAGAAGCTAGAGGCACTTGTAGTCCAGACCGAAAAGAACAACGTTTTAGTGCGTAAGCGTGCGCAGTCGGTCAAAGAATTAAAACTCGCTTTGGATGGTTGCGAGTCGGAACTAAAAGTCGTCAAGGCTCGACATAACCGAGAGTGCTATTTTACCCGTGATGCTATAGTCCAGGTAAAAGAGCAGCTTAAAGAGGCTATTAAAGAGCGAAACCATTACGCGCTTAAGCTCCAAGAGGTCGAGGAAAGCTTTGATTTAGTCTATGATTCATTCAAAGACAGGTTAAACCGACATTACTATACCTTACAAAAAGCGTTTAATGAGTTTGTGAAATCTAAATCGACTGAAAACGTGAAGATTGCAGGGCTTGAAGCGTCATTACAAGCCGTTAACATGCGCATGAATGAGCATGAACAAAAGATGCTGGACATGTTTTTTACAGAAAAGTAGTGAAACCCAATGAATAAGGATTATTCATGGCAGCAGAGGACAAGGAGCAGCTCGCCTCGGAGTTACGCGGCAGCTTGTTAGAGTTTACAAAGTACTTTTACCCGTTGCTTACTGGTCGACAGTTTATTGTTTCTCAACCAGTGGGAAGGGAATCGCATCACATAACTATTGCAAGGTCATTGAGCCAAGCATCACGCCTTGAGATACCCGATCATCGTTTATTGATTAACGTCAGTCCTGGTTCTGGAAAGTCTACCTTATTAGCAATGTGGGTTGCGTGGACAATGGCTAAATTCCCTGATTCACGCTTCATGTACATCTCCTATTCAAAAGTTCTAGCGGCTAAACACACTGAAACCATAAAGCGTATTATGCAATTAGCACATTATGTATACTTATTTGACGTGAGGATTAGACATGACTCAAAAGCGCGAGAATATTTCCAAACCACTGCTGGAGGGGCTGTGGCTGCTTTCGGAAGTGGAGGAGCTATTACGGGACAAGATGCTGGATTGCCAGGACTGGCCAGATTTACAGGCGCAGTCATTATCGATGATGCTCATAAACCGGATGAAGTCCACTCTGACACGATTAGACAATCTGTTATCGACAATTACCGAGAAACAATCCAACAAAGAGCAAGGGGAATAAATGTCCCCTACATATTCATAGGCCAGCGTTTACATGAAGACGATTTAGCAGCGTACCTAATCGCGGGAAAAGATGGTTATAACTGGCACACAGTCATACTTAAATCAATTGACGAGGCCGGAAATGCCCTATATCCAGAGGTTAACCCGCTCGAATCACTCCTTATCAAGCAAGAACGCGACCCTTATGTGTTCAGTTCACAATATCAACAAGAGCCAATACCCGCAGGTGGTGCGCTATTCAAACCCGAATGGTTCGTCATGCTTGAATATGAACCAGACATACTGTACAGCTTTATTACAAGCGATACAGCCGAGACCTCGAAAAGCTATAATGATGCGACTGTGTTTAGCTTTTGGGGTATTTATGAGATAGAGTCCTACGGTGTAAAAACAGGTCAGTATGGGCTACACTGGATAGATACGCTAGAGTGTCGAATTGAGCCTAAAGACCTAAAAGATACGTTCCTGGATTTTTGGCAGCAATGTATGCGTTACAAGAAGCCGCCACAGATGGTAGCTATTGAGAAGAAATCGACAGGCGGTACACTATTGAGCTTGTTGGATGAGATACGTACAATTAAACTCATGGATATACCAAGAACAAGAGAGCAGGGTAATAAAACGAAACGATTCTTAGAAGCTCAACCATATTTAGCTGAAAGACGTGTCTCATTCCCAGCTTTCGGACGTCATGTTAAGGTATGTATAGACCATATGAGTAAAATAACTGCTAACGAAACGCATCGTTGGGATGACATTGCGGACACGGCAGCAGATGCGATAAAAATAGCTTTAATAGATAAAACAATTATATCATCACAGGTAAATGCGGTGGATTATACGAGCGTGGCTAAATCATTAATGAGTAACACTAATAAGATAAACAGACTGAAACAAAGTGCTTATACACGATAGTTAATTAATATACAATTAATTATCCAAGGGAAAGGATTTCTCTACAAGGAGCTACAATAATGAAGGATGTAGCAAAACGCTATGCCGATAATCTTGCGCGCATAAAGACTAGAGTACGCAATGCGCATGATTATTTCAAGGACAATTACGACAGGTACAACGAGTTTCGCAGGTTTGTTTTCGACTCTTCCCTAAAGGAGGATGAAATAACCCTATTGATGACAATGAACCGACCGCAATTAGAATTCAACGTACTCGAAGCCTATATTAGCAGACTTTTAGGTGAGTTTTCAAAGCAAGAGCCGGATATTGCGGTTAATGCGTTTGATGAAGACCAAGCCGACCCTATCACTATTAAGGTGGTCGAGCAACACTTAAAACACGTCTTCATGGACAATAACAACCAGCATTTGCGCTATGAGGTTTATAAAGACCTTCTGTCTGGTGGTTTCTCCACAATTAAAGTATTCACTGACTATGAACACCCTATGTCTATGAACCAAACGATTAAGATTGAGCGTTGCGAGCCTACGTTATGCGGGTTTGATAAGCTTGCCAGGTTCAGCCATAAAGGCGATGGACAATTTGCCTTTCAATTATTCCCTCGAGATTATGACGAGTTTCAAGAAGAGCACCCCGATATTCCCATTAACAAGATGAGTTTTAGACGTGACTTTGCGGGCTTTAATTGGTCATATCAAAACGCAGACAATAAAATCATTGTAGTTGCTGACTATTACGAGAAGAAAAAGCGCGAGGAAACGATTGTACAGGTGCGCGACATGGGCGTTATGACAATGCGCAAGTATCGCAAAATGCTCGATGAATGGAATGATATCACACAACCTCCTGGCACAATGGGTAAATCGCGTAAGACTATGATTGATACTATTGACCGTTACAGGCTCGTAGAAAACCAGGTGATTGAGTTTGAACAAACAGATTTCACCCATTTACCCATTGTCTTTATCGATGGTCACTCATTGATGATTAAGACCCCTAAAAACGGGAACATCCGACAAGTAACGAGGCCATATGTCTACCATGCTAAGGGTGCGCAGCGTCTTAAGAACTATGCGGGTATTGCTCTTGCGAATGAAATCGAGAACACAGTACAGCATAAATTTATGGTTGCGAAGGAAGCTTTACCCAAGGAAGAGGAGTTTTTGGATGCTTATAAAAATACTCAAAAAGAGTCGGTGTTGGTTTATAACTCTGTACACGAAAGCAATCCTGAGTTGCCTATTGCTAACCCTATACGTGAAATCCAGCGTGTGCCGTGTCCTCCTGAAATTGCGCAAGCGTTTACCGGAGCCGATAGCCTTATTCAAAACGTCCTTGGCTCCTACGATGCTAGTCTTGGCATCAACGACAATCAATTGTCTGGTGTTGCAATCGTGGAAGCTGCAAGTCAGTCTAACGCTACTGCAATGCCTTATATTGTGGGCTGCTTACAAGGTTTCCAACGTGTAGCCGAGATTTACGTGGACTTAATGCCGAAGTATTTTACAACGCCTCGCACACTTCCGATACTTGATGAAAAGGGTAAACGCCATTTCGTTAAAATCAACCAGCCTAACGGTATGCCGATGGACTTCGACACCAACAGCCTAAACGTAGTCCTAAAGGCAGGTGCAAGCTTCCAAGTCCAGAAAACCCGCACTATTGGGATGGTCAAGGAAATCATGGGTATGTCGCCGCTATTTGGTCAATTCATGGCAGAAAAAGGCTTAAACTTCATCTTAGACAACATGGAAGGCAAAGGCATCGAGCAGCTTAAAGACCTGACCGAAGAATGGTTGCAAGAGTACCAGAAAGAGAAACAAGCAGCCCTACAAGCCCAGCAACAAAACCCTGCGGCTATGAAAGCGCAAATGGATATGAAGAAGATGGAAATGCAAGCACAGCAGAACCAGCAGAAAAACATGATCGATATGGCGAAGTTACAGGCCGAACAACAGAAATTACAAGCCAATCTACATCTAGGCAAACAAGATGCGACAGTTGCATTAATTAAGGCACAAACCGAGCGTTTCGCCAAGCAAACAGACTTGGATATTAAGAAATTCGATGTAAGCCATGAGCACTTAAGAAAGGCGTTCGAGGCACACCATAAGGTAAGACAAGGAGAGCACAAACGTCATGCGTCAACTACTCATTAAGTTAGGCAAAGACTTTGGTAGCGATATGTGGAGTATTTTATTAGCCAATGAGCACTTCACATTTTCTATCCCATGCCAAGAAGGTTTCGAGCAAACAATGCCTTACCCTGGCGGCGTACTTGGTGAAGATGGAGTTAGGCAATTAATTACATTTTTAGAGCAAACACTACTTGAAAAGGAGCGAGACAATGAGCAAAGTAACTTGGAATGATTTGCATAATGCGACACAATCTGAACTCAAGAAAACCTACAAGCTTAATGATAGGCAGCTTGAAACTCAGGTGCGTAAGCATATGGACGGGGCAAATTCTCATCAACGTAGAGATTTCTATGAAACTGTTTATTCGAAAAAAGGTAAAGAGTGATGCCATTGAATAAAGGTGCTAAACCAGGAAGTAAAAAGTTCGGTGAGAACATAGCGACAGAGGTTAAAGCGGGAAAGCCTAAAAACCAGGCTATTGCTATTGCGTACTCAGAGGCTAAACAATCAAAAAAAAGGAAGAAAAAATGAAGATAAAAGCTAAGGATATAAAACAGCGTGCCAAGAAAATGGAAAAGCACATGGACGCGAAGCAGGATAAAAATCTCGTAAAGAAAATGGTTAAAAAGGATTGCATGAAATGAGTGATTTAGAACGGAGATTAGACGCAGTATTAGAGACCTTAGAAAAGGCACGGATTGAGTTCGAAGAGGCAACGCAATTGGTGTCAATAGCCCTTACCCATATTCATCAACGCCTGGAGGACTTAGAGTCATGGAAAAACGAAAAGGTAAAGTAGCAGATAAAGACCCTTACGACCGTCACGAGGACAAAGTGACCAAGAAAGCGTTTAAATCTGTAGAAAAGTCGGTCAAGCCTGTCGCTAAGGACACCAACAAAACGCGCCGCAAGGAAACAGCAAAGCGTATTGAAGGGCCAACAGTGCCAGCCGTTAAACCTACTGCAAATATACGCAAGGTAATGAAGAAACCTATTAAAACAGGTAAGTAATTTTAATAACTAAACAAGGAGTGTTTATTATGCAAATGTTATTTTCTTATATCGGTGCTCATCTTTTAACTATACTTGAATCGTTATTAGTTCAAGAGGAACCAGCTTTATTAGCTATGATTATAAAAGAGGCGCAATTAATCATCTCTAAAATCGAAGCCCTGATACAGGCAAAATCACCTGCGGCCGCTGCTGCTGTTGACCCTGTATTAGACCTGGTAAACAAAGCAACTGCTGATGCTGCGACCGCTGCGGGAAACGCAGTAGTCCAAGATGCGCAGAAAGCAGCGTAACGAGGACGCAATCATGGCCGAAAAATGGATTAAGGGTGCTATCAAACACCCAGGTAAGCTCCACCGAGAGCTTGGCGTACCCGAAGGTAAAAAGATTCCTGAGAAGAAGTTGGCTAAGGCTGCAAAGTCTAAGTCTCCAACCATTAGGAAGGAAGTAGCTTTGGCTAAAACGTTAAAGAAGATGAAAAAATGATTCAAAGTAACATAGACATTGATGGAAATATTATTGTTCAGAAGAGGAAAAAAAAGAAAATCAAAGACCCGTTGGACGACCGGAAGCAGTATACAACGTTCTTTAATTATCAGTTGCGGCAACTCGACTTAGAGCTGGAAAGGAAATTGCCCAATGAGTTTAAAGGCAGTATATTGAGATACAACCACCGGAACACTGGCGGCTTTGGTGTGCTAGACGACAATCTGTATAATCATTACTAACCATCACGATAAGGATATTATCATGGGCTACAAATGCAAAGAAGGTATGATTGATAACCGTATGGTTAAAGACAATCATCAACAAGGTATCGAGCGTGTTCTACAACGTAAAGAAGATAGAAATGACGTTGAAGGACATAACGGGAAAATGGGTAAAGGTGCTAAAGCCGATTGGTCACGCAAAGGTGATTCAATGACCCCACGTAAAGCATAAAACCATTAACTAATAAGGATATTACAATGGGCATACTACAATTGCCTACTCAGGTTCCCGCCCAAGTAGGTGTATTACCAAACATGAAATTCATGGTTTCAACTGATAATCTGGCAACCATTACCGCTGCCGCCTACTTGAACGGTGTAGCCTTGGAGAGTAACCCCATTGCTAATACTGATATTTTGATGGTGCTTTATAATTACAACCTTCAATCAACAGCCGGAACATTTGGGATATTCACAGTTAGCATAACTAACGGTGTCATTACCCTGGTGCAATGGGTTGATTCGGGAAACGTGAATCTTCCGGTGGTGAACGGGAATATAGCGACATTCAACGGGACGACTGGACAGATTACCGATTCGGGCGTTGCTGCTGCTAATGTCATGAAGCTAAACTCTGCAAATGTTATGGCTGCTGGTGGCTCAATCACACTACTAAAAGTAAATGGCACTGAGGCTGCAAACGCGGTTACTACTGCTGCGGGTAATGCTGGGGTGATTACTACTTCTGCCTTAACCACTGCTGGTGGCGCAAGCTATGCTATAACCTGGACTAACTCGCAAATTACTGCTGGTTCTGTAATCCTATTATCAATAATGGGCGGTACTAATACTACTGAAAACATTACATTGAAAGCCGTTGCGGGTGCTGGTACTGCTACATTAACCATCTACAATAATACCGCTGCGACTGCATTAAACGGTACTATTCTGATCGGTTATTCTGTGTTGTAAGACAACATTATGAGCCTGGTTTTTCCCTTCCTTTTCCCAGGCTCATTCTTCTACATTGGCTTAAGATTATCTGCAAACCATAGGTCTAGCTCAGCCTGTTTAAAATAAACACGTCCATTTAACTTATAGTAGGGAAAGTGCCTATCCTCGTATCTCACTTTTTGAACCCACCTAACTGTTTTACCATAAAGTGACGCCACTTCTTTTTCATTAATATAACGCTGGCCATTCACTATCATTTGATTGTCCTTAATCATCCGTTTTTATCCTTTCATTATATTTTCTATCCGTACCTGACATCAATAATCCTAAATTACCTTTATTTAACATCTTTTACCTCTCTTTGTCACTTACTACCCAGTTCAATAGAACCACCCTATGTAATCGACTACATTTGGCATGTGGGATGGATGAATATCGCTAAGGACGGCGACCCACACGAGACTCTTGCGTTAATAGAGGAATGATTTTCAGCGTGATGGCGTAATAATCCGAGACCTGTTCGTAAGGCAGAGGTATTACCGTAGCGGGGATAATAGCTAGAAGGAATGTTATGGATAATAGTGTTATGGATAACACGTCTGAATTGAGTCAGACACCTGTAGAGACTGCGCAACAAACACAAGAACGTTTGTTTAAGCAAGCTGAGTTAAATGAAATTGTAGGACGAGCAAAGCATGACGCCGTTGAAAGCTATAAACGCCAACAACAGCAACAAGCCCCGCAAGCCCCACAGTATCAAGCCCCTCAGAGCAACTTTAAAGCATTGTCGGAAGATGATGTTAAGCGGCTAACTGGTGAAGAGCTAAATAGGTACCGTGAAGAATGGACTCGTGAGAGCCAGGAACGCGCGAATGCCCAGGCAGCAGAGCGCATAGTGAGCAGCTATAAAGAAAAAATCTCTGCTGGTAAAGACAAATATGAAGACTTTGAGGCCGTGACCAATAATGTCGACATGAGATATTACCCTAACGTCGTTCAGCTCCTTGCAGAATACGTGGATAACTCGCATGACGTATTATATGACTTGGCAAAACACCGCATTAAGTTAGGTCAAATAGAGGACTTATGTTCTCGAAATCCTCAAGATGCCATATACGAGATTAAACGCTTGTCTGATTCGATTAAAGCGAATGAGCAGCACTCGAATATGAGCAATGCCAAAGCCCCATTATCACAGCAACGACCTTCTAATACCGGAACGGATTCAGGTAATACTCTGTCGATGCGCGATTTGAAGGCTAAGTATCGCGGGTAATTATCACCCTGAATCCTAACTTAATGGATGAAAGTTAGGAGTACTTAACATGGCTGTTTTTCCGAACAATATTTTACAAACCGTTGTCACTTACCAACGGTCTGGTCTTGCGCTATTACAGAACTTATGTTGCCATATTGCAACAGCTAATACAAAATTTAAGGATTTTGACAAAATTCAGGCCAATTTAGGCTCGGCTGTCACCTTCGATTTACCACCTAGAGCTACTACTACTGCTGGTTTGGTTGCGTCATTCCAACCTGCTGTACAAAGAGTTCAACAATTAGTGTGCGACCAAGCGAACAACGCATCATTCGCAGTGACTTCACAACAACGTATCTTCAACTTGGAAAAAGGCGAAGAAGATTACATGCGTGTGTTTGGTAAGTCGTTCATTGCGGAACTTGCGGGTGTGGTTGAAAAGAACGTAGCTCTTAACTGGGCATCTGGCGTTCAATCTCAATTGCCTGGTACTACTACTCTAAATACCTTCTCTGGTCCATATCGTTATTTCGGTAATGGTTCTACTGCGTTGACCTCTTATCAACAACTGGCTCAGGCTATTATGTTCTTCAAGAACTACGGCTCTGTTGCTGAGGGAATCAAGGTTTACCTTCCTGATACTGTGGTTCCTGCCATCGTAGGTAACGGTCTAAACCAATTCGTACCAAAACGTAACGATGAAATCGCTATGTCTTGGGAAGTTGGGGACTTTGGTACTCCTTTAGTAAGTTACTACCAATCAAACTTAATGCCCATCCACGTATCAGGTGATACTGGCGTGAACGCACAAACTTTGACTGTAGTAAGTACTAACGACCCTACAGGTCAAAACGTTACGCAAATCACTGTAAGCGGTGCCACTGCTAGTGATGCTAACGCGGTCTTCTCTGGTGACTTATTCAGCTTCCAGGACGGCGTTGCGGGTCAACCTAACATGCGCTACTTAACCTTCATCGCACACAGCCCATCAGCTAACCAAGTTCAATTCAGGGCTACTGCTAATGCTGCTGCTAACGCTGCTGGTTTATTAACCATTAACATTTTCCCAGCATTAAATTGGGCAGGTGGTCAAAATCAAAACTTGAACAACCCGATTGCGGCTGGAATGCAAATTCTTGGTCTGCCTTCTCACCGTTGCGGCGGTATCTTGGGTGGTGATGCGTTCTATTTAGCGATGCCTCAGTTACCAGAACAAGACCCCTACGCAACTGCTAATGAGTATGACGAAGACACAGGCGTATCAATGCGATTGACCTACGGTTCTCTGTTCGGTCAAAACCAAACTGGTATGGTCTATGACGAAACACATGGTTCAGTAATCGTACCTGAATACTCCATGCGTTACGTTATTCCTTTGTCACAAGGCTAATTCGGGTGAGCGGCTTTGGCCGCTCTCTAATTCAACGTTTTTTATAAGGATATAAAGATGCCTACTCCACAAGTACAAAATGACCCAATTTACTCATTACCACATTTATACATTAGTGGTTTGAGTATCTCTGTTGCTTCTACCACGTTGCTAGCAGTAGCACCTGGTCAAGCGCGTGATGCAAATGACAACATTGATATGCCTGTTGGTTTCCCTGATTTACAAGGAAATACCAATCCTGCAATTCAATTCCAAGGGTATATGCCTCCTTTGTTTATTAACTCTGCAATTAACGGAGCTAATGGACTTGATGCGGGAACTATTGCGGCTTCCACTCAATACGCAATCTATTTGATTGGTGACTCTCGCGGTTACAACCAAGTGGCTGCTGTTTTGAGCTTAACCAGCAATCCATTCCCTTTACTGCCTTTTGGTTATGATTCTTATCGTCTGCTTGGCTTTATTGAAACTGATGGTTCGTCTCACTTTGTGTACGCGACTCATGAGCCTCAACAAATGGCAAGTGCTGTAGCTTACTACCTACAACCTCCTGTTTCTGTATTGTCTGGCGGTGCTTCCACTACATTTGCAGGTGTTGACCTCAATAGTGCTGTTCCATCTGGCACATTGCCTAACGTGATTGTTGAGCTGTTAGTAACGTTTATCCCAGCAGCCGTTGGCGATACCGTTGTTATCAGACCTACAGGAAGTGCGGCTACTACTGGATTGGTAACAATCACAGGTTTCGTTGCAGGAATTGCGCAATCTCAATACATCCAAGTCATTGCTGGCGTTAATGGTTCAAGCCATGCGTCTATTGACTATGAAGTAACGAGTGCGAGTGATGCTGTATCAATGTCTGTAGTCGGTTGGACTGGCGCACCTCACGTGGCGTACCCAGTTTAATTAACTTAGGAGCGAGTTATTATGGCCTACACAGCAGAACAATTAGTAACTCGTTCCTGGTTTTTATCTGGAATAGTAGCCAGGAATTTACAAGTTCCAACAGGCGATCAGATTTATGATGGCTTGCAAATGCTTAATGATTTGCTCAATTTCAAACAGATAGAAACGGATTTAATCCCCTACTGGACATATATTGAGTTTCCCGCTGTCGGCGGCCAAGAGTTCTATTTTCTTCCTTATGTAGCAGCAATTGAGTCCGCCACTTTTAATATTGGTGTCGTTCGTTATCCAATGGACACAACGTCACGCCGCATGTATTACGGCTCTTCACGTGTAGATGATATTTCTACACTGCCGTTTAACTGGAATTACAACCGCGCATTGGGCGGTGGCAATCTGGCATTGTATTTTAAGCCTGAATCTGCTTATCCCATGAAGTTAATGGTCAAACTATTTTTGGTTGATGTGACCTTGCAAACAGACCTAACGGACGTAACAAGTACATTCCTTGACCCATTAGACCCATTAGCACCACCAAATTACACGCCTTACACATTCATTAATAACAATGTCCAAGGCTACGACACCTCATACATCGAGTACCTACGCTACGCATTAGCGCAATACATGTGCTCGGAGTATGGTGTTTTATTTAATCCAGAATCAGAAAAGATTCTAACCAGTTACAAACGCAAACTAATGTACGTTTCTCCGCCAGACCTCACGGTTATAAAAACATCAATCCTATGCGCTGAAAATGCAGGTGGCGTGAACTGGGGTGACGTTAACATCGGCAGGGGCTGGCGACCTTCTTAAGGGGTTAGTTATGGAGCCGAACCTTATAGACCATGAGGTCAGACTTAGGCAGCTAGAAAAATTATTAGAGCATTACGATCAGAAATACAAAGATAACGAGGCGAAGTTAAGCGGCCAATATACATGGATAATCGGTACTGTTGTCACATCCATAAGCGCATTACTGCTTCATTTAACCAAATTAATATAGGGACAGTAGATGGTAGCCCGTGGCCAGAACTTTAAACAGTTTCCATTAAATATTGTAGGCTCAAGCATCTTCGGGCGATACCCCAAGATTAGCATTGAGAAAACTTACAATATGTTCATTTCCGATACTTTTATGGTTCCTTATGCGGGCTATAGTATCGGTATTACGGCTGCTAACTTCCTAAATGCCATTGAAGGGCGTTGCATATTCACAAGTACTAAATTCGGTGAGTTAGTTGTAGTTGAAGGTAATGGCGTCTTCTTAGTCCAGATTAACTATTCACAATCCTCTGAGTCCGTCACATCTTTTCAAGTATTTCGTATTGGCACACTCCAAACAACTACGGGTGTGGTGTACATCTCTGAAAATAATAAGCCACAGCTAGGTATATCCGATGGCACCGCGTTTTATGTCTATGACCCAAACCCTCCTATGGGTCACGCTACATTTGAAGCCGTTCCTTTGAACTTTACCCCTGGCTACCTGACCTTCCATGATACCTATTTTATCCTGGCAGCGAGCAACGATACATTTTATTCGCCACCCGCCAACAATACCTGGCGTTTATCAGGTCAAAATGACGGCTATACCTGGAACTCAGACAGTGCCAGCATTGGCTTACTACAAACAAAACCTGACAACGTAAAAGCCGTTGTACGCTTCCCGTCTAAAGGTAACATGATATTTGTGATGGGCAGTATTGTAACCGAAGCCTGGTTTGATACTGGCGCGCAATTATTCCCTTATCAACGCAACAACCAATTTAATATTGACTATGGATGCTTACAGCCTGCTACTGTTGCTTATATGGACGAGTTTGTGGTGTGGCTCGCTCAGAACGAGAAATCTGGCCCAATTATTGTATATTCTGATGGGGGAATGCCTAAAAAGATTACTACTGACGGTATTGATTATCTTTTTTCTACCCTGGAAGACCCAGCGGATTCACAAGGATTTCTATATCGCCAAGATGGTCATTTGTTTTACCACATTAATTTTTATAGCGATAATCTATCTCTATTTTACGACTTCACTAATGACAAGTTCTACCATGCTTGCGACCAGAACTTAAATTACTTCATTGCCTCAGAGGTTGCGTTCTTCAACAACCAGTACTATTTCATTACTAAAAACAATGGAAATCTGTTCGTATTTGATACAACGATTACGACTTATGAGGATGTTGATACCAAGAATGACCGAATTATAAATGAAATCCCAAGAATAAGAACGTGCTCTAACACGCGTGCGCCTGACCAGGATTACCAGATTATTAATGATTTAGGCTTTACGGTTGAGTCAGGTGAGACCGATTACCAACAGCAAGACTTAGGCGAGATATTTTTAATTACTCAAGCTGGCAATCAACTTGTCACTCAAGGTGGTTTTTTAGGATTTATTACCCAAGATGGCAATCAATTAGTCTCTCAAGATGGCATATATCTTACAAGCCAGCAAAATGCGGAAGGCTCAGTAGCACCATTAATCGCTCAGCAACGCGCCAATACTGGAACATCAAACCTATCATTACCACACATTGATTTATCTATATCAACAGACGGTGGCGCAACATTCGGTAATGAATGGGCATACTACCTGCCCGCAATAGGTCATAGAAAAAACCGTGTTATGTGGTGGCAAATTGGAATATCAAATGATTTCGTACCGCAGTTTAAATTCTGGGGATTGGGACGTTTCGTAATTACTGACGGAATTATAAACGCAAGGAGATAAGCGCGATGCCAAGTATGAGTAATTTACAGGCTATATTCCCCGACTTACCAAGGGAATCACCTGTCTTAGATAAGTCCGGTGATTTTAGCCCTTTATGGTCTTTAGGCTTGTCTTCCCTGTTTCAGGCATTGCAAGAAAACTTTAAGAACGAAGGTATTTTGTTCCCGCGATTAACTGCTGCTAATATAGCTAATATACAGGCAATTTATACACCATTAATTGGTGGCCCATTGCCTCAAAATATACCAGATATTAGCGGACAAACGGTATTTGACTATACTAACAAAGTGTCAAAACAATTTGTTATCACGTATGATGGTGCTATGCCGCCGAACATTTTAACGGCGACTTGGCGAACTTTGGCCTATGTATGATTCAAGGATGAATTATGAGCTGGTTAAGCAATTTATTTGGCGGAGGTAAAAACCCCGCAGACGCAGCAATTCCCTATCTTAACCAGATTCCAGGGCAAACGCAGCAATATCAACAACCCTATTTTGACGCGGGTAAGAATCAATTACCTGGACTTCAAGACCAATATAGCAAGCTGATGAACGACCCAGGCGGTCGTATGAATGATATCGGCAAGTCATTTCAAGAGTCTCCAGGATTTAAGTTCGCAATGCAACAGGCAATGCAGGGTGGTAATCACGCAGCGGCCGCAGGTGGTATGGCGGGAAGTCCTCAGCACGAACAGCAAAACATGCAAATGGCAACCGATCTTGGCAACCAGGAATATAATAACTGGATGGACAAAGCATTAGGTATGTATGGCCAGGGACTAAACGGCTCGCAAGGGATGGCGAATCAAGGACAGCAAGCAGGTCAAAGCATGTCCGATATTATTGCCCAAACCCTAGCGCAACAAGGTAACTTAGCATTTCAAGGGCAGCGACAAAAGAACCAGAACCAAAATGACTTATTCGGCGGCGCATTTAAAGCGGCTGGGTCTTTGGCTGGATTTAACCCTTGGGGCATGTTCGGCAACATTTAAGGGGCTAACTAATGTCATTTACATTCACGAATTACGCTGGTATTGAGCCTCAGCACTCACCTTATAACGATTTGATCGGAAGGTTATTAGGTGGTTATACCGACATGACCAAAGCAAAGTACCTAAAACCAGGTCTTGAAGAAGAGCTTAAGAAAGCCAAATTAACCAACCAGTACTACGGCCCAAATATGGAATCACAAATGGGTCTTAGAAGTGCGCAGGCTGGACATTTAGGCTCGATGACGACTGGCCAGAACATTACCAACCAATATTTGCCGCAACAATTACAGGCACAAATGGAAGCCAAGCAGCAAGCCGCAGAACAAGCTAAAATGTTTAACCAAATGTTGCAACAACGCTTAAGCGGTCAAGGTGGACAAGGCAGTCAAGGAATGCCTGGCATGGGTGGTATGGGCGGTGAGATGGGTGACCAAGGTGGACAACAACCTGGACAAGGACAATTTGCCCAAGGCGAGCCTATGCCGCAACAAATGGGACAACAGCAACAACAAAACCCCTTTGCTCAAGAGCCACAGCTTACTAATTACGACATAGTGAACAAAAAATTCTTCGGTCAAGACACATTCGGCCCACGCTATAAAGCGTATGTTGATGCGATGACGTCTGGAATGAAGAAAAAGCAAGCTGAGGATTTCAAGCTCAATGCCAAGAAGGACTTTGAAGATTGGAAAGTATCAGAGCAAGCACAAAAAGACGTTCCGACTTTAGAGAATGCTTTAGAGTCTGCCCAGCACATGAAAGAGATTATTCAAAACCGACCCGCATTATCAGGTCATACATGGTTCCCTGGCTACTATGCCAAAACCTCACAAGACCCTGAGGCTGGTGTATTTCAATCGAAGCTAATCCCTCAAATGGCCGCATTAGAATCGCAATTAAGCAGTAAAGGCAATCAGCTCGCACTAAAAATTGCCGCTTCTAAATTGCCAGGATTTGAGAACTCACAAGCGGTTAACCTAGGACGTATCGATGGTTTGATTGACGAAATACAAAAGCGTCTTAAAGTAAGCAGGGATATGGGCGGCGGCATGATTAAACGCATAGGTAATAAGCGTTATAAAAAAATTGACGGCGAATGGCACGAAGTAGAGAAGGGTGACATGTAATGAAAAAAGTTACCGATAAGGATTTGCTTGCGCAGCTAAACGGCAGCGGTGATGACGACCTACAAAGCCCGTTACACCATGTCAAAAAGCTTGCTGAACCATCCAGCGCATTAGGAACCTTTGCTAAATCTGCATTTCGTGCCGCTCCAGAGGCAATAGGTAATCTCATGATGAAAATGGGATTAACCACCCCTGAAATTATGGAAGAGGCATTAAACGGCAAACGTAACGGCAAGATTTTGCATGATGAAGCCTACGAGCAGGGCAAAGAAATGCACCCTATAGCCAACATCCTAGGTAACATGGCAGGATTTGGCCCCGTAGGTTTAGGTACATCTGCCGGATTACGTGCGATACCTGGTGTTGCCAAAGCCATGAAAGCGGCTGCCCCATCACTATTAAAACGTACTGCCGTACACGGTGCCGAAGGAGCCACTATAGGTGGTCTTTATTCCCCCGAAGGCCAGGAAGGTGAAGGCATGTTATTGGGTGGATTATTAGGCGGTGGCATTGGTGGCCCTGGAAAATCGCTTGCTAAAGCCATACCAGGTCTGCGTCAAAAGGGTAAAAACATTGCCAACATCGAAGAGCTTCAAGGCAAGCACGCGGATGCTATGGGTGCGCATGAAGAGCAGCAAGCACTTATTGACGCTATCAAACGCCAAAACCAAGAGCAGGGCGCAGGCATGGGAAGCCCCGAAGGTATTATGCGCCAAATCAATAACAAGCAGGGCGAATTAGGTCAGCTTCAAGAGTCAGCTCAAATACCCCATGAGCAAACAAATAACCTATTAAACTGGCCGGAAGGTGAGGAATTAGTACCTAACGCCATGCGTGAAAAAGAAATGGGCGTCAAAGAGATGGAGCATTATCTTGGCAAACATGATACTGAAACCCTTGACGTTCAAGCGGCCAATGAAGTTCGCAGCTCAATTAAAAAGATGAAGCAGAATATCCAAAAGAATTATTATGAGCCTGTGGAAGAGTACACTACGAAGAATTATATTAAGTTGCCACGCACCGCAGACGTTAAAGCCATTGAAGAGCAGCTTGCTAAGATTAGCTCTGACCCTGAGTTTAAACGCTCACCTGGTTTTGAAAAATTAAAGCAAGAGATGCTAAAACAAGGTGGTGGCGTTGATTTAGTGCCAGCAAATGACTTCGTTAAACAGTGGAAAGAAACCAAGCAAGCCGCAGCAAAAGCGCGCCGAAAGGGTTATCAGGAAGGTGGAGACGATCAGGCATACTGGCAAGACCAGGCAGAGAATCTAAAGTCTCTAGCTGAAAAGCAGCTCCAAGTACTCCAGCATAATTTGCCTAAAGAATATTTTGATAAACTATTGACTGCTAACAAGCTTTGGCGCGAAGAAGTCGCCCCATTCTATGGCAATAAAATATACGAGCAAGTCAAAAAGCTCGGCAGGATTGACTCGCCTAATATAATGAAAGAACTTCGAGGCTCCGGTATGGGTCAAGAGAAGATGAAAGAATTATTTCTGGCCAATCCGAAACTAACCAAGCTAGCAATAGGCCATTCTTACGCCAAAACGCCAGAGAAATTATTGCAAGCCGCACCTCATGAGCACGATTTTATTAATCAGCTACCGAGCCTTCAAGGCATGTTAGGACGCTTAGCAGGTCATAATCGCCGCATTGAAATAGCCAAAGCCCAAACTGAGCGCATGAAAGGTAATCGTGCCAGGGTCGAAGAAGGCCATAAAGAGCTAGTAGCGAAGCAATTAGAGCGTCAAAAAGCCGTAGAGAAGTCAGAAAAGCTACGCCAAGAAATTGATCATCTTCACAGTAAAAGAGAAGTCTTGCAGCGCGAGCTTAAAAAAGGCGATATAACTAAGGCGCACTTTGAAAAGCTAGACCAGGAATTGAAACAAACAATACAATCTAAGCAAGCAATATACAATAAAGCAAAAAAAGTAATAGGTATTGGCCTGGGAATGGCCGGAGTCTCAGAGATATCTAAACTCTTACACAGGTAAAGGAATCGATATGCCAATTAATACGAGTTTGTTAGTCGCAGCACCAATGCTGCAAGATGCCTTCGTTGATAAAGACGGCACACCTATGGCTGGTGGGGCGGTGACTTGTTACCAAGATAACAGCCGAAACACGCTAAAGAATTGGTATTATCAGTCTGGATTACCTGGCGCATATACCTATGTGCGACTACCTAACCCACTGACGTTAAGTGCTGCTGGCACTATTTGCGACATTAACGGGGTAGATACTATCCCGTTTTTCTATCCTTATAGCGAGTTAGACCAAAATACTAAACAGCCTTATTACATCACGATTGTTAATTATGCTAAAACGAACCAAATAACTCGTCAAAACTTCCCATTTATCGTAGGCGAGGAAGATGCTGCGGGACAAGGTTCGCATGAAAATTACATTATCAATAATGGATTTTGGCGTAATGTTGGCTCTGTAGCGGCGACCGGAACAGTGGGTACTGCCTTTAGTGCCACAATCTGCCCTAGTCAACATGATGGCTTTAGATTGCCAGACATGACGTTCTTTAAGAACACTGGCGGCGGGATGGACACCATTACATTCAATAAGTTTCCATTAACCATTAACCCTATATTGACTGATGATATTACCCCTGAGTTTTATATCAATCACACCTGTACCAATGCGGTTACGGGCGAGCTGCAAAAAGCCTATTTCTTCCCTATATCATTGCATGTTAATACGTTGGTATCGGTGGGTTTTAGCTTCACATTACAAGCACAAAATCTAGGCGGAACAGCCCCAGGGCAAGACACTATTAACGCTTACATTTATCAAGATACCGGAACGGGAACAACGGCTCCGGCACCGTTTGCGATTGGCTCAATTACAGCTAATAGTAGTTGGGATAAGTACACGTTTAATAGCATATTCCCCTCTACAAATGGCTTAACATTAAGCCAGGGTGGCGATGATGCGCTTTATCTCGTATTACAAATCCCTTTGAACATTGCGTGCTCGCTAAACTTTACACGGCCATCAATTTACTTAACTAATGATGTGCCAATGAATAGCTTTGAGACTTACGATCAGGTTGATGCTGTGATTAATAGCCCTAGAACGGGTGATATTAGAACGTCAATGAATGCGTTCTCACCGTGGGGATGGGTTCCTGCTAATGATGGAACAATCGGCAATACAGGGTCGGGTGCTACAACTCGCGCCAATACAGATACTTGGCAGCTTTATAATTTACTTTGGTCAGCAGTATCGCAAACTTGGGCACCTGTAACTGGCGGTCGCGGTGCTAATGCTTACGCAGATTTTACAGCAAATAAGCCTATGGCATTACCAAAAGCGTTAGGTAGGGCAATAGCTACAGCGGGTTCCGGTGCTGGATTAACACCTACTGTATTAGGGCAAGCAACAGGTGCCGAAGCTAACAGCGTGACATTAGTTCCTGCAAATTTGCCGCCTCACTCACACACTTATGTATATACAACAGTGGGTTCTGGTTTTGGATTTGGATTTGCATCCGGTACGAATTTACAAAATCCGACTGGGGCAACTGGAAATGGGCCAGGAACATCAACACCGTTCTCTGTACCTGCTCTTGGCCCGTCACTCTATGTTAATGTATTTTTTAAGCTTTGATGTAATAATGGGTACAAATAGGTCGCCACGGTAAACATGATGTTGGAACGTGTCGAAAATTTAATTTTTTTTAAACATAAGGATTGTGTTTATGGCTATATCAACCGAGTTAAACTTTGGGCGGGATGTCCAGGGGTTTAATGCTTATGCTCCACAATTCCCTACTAACGTTTTTACGGCAACACTTGCTACTGGAACCGCTGAAAGCGTAACTGTGCCTAGTAATAAACCGTCATGGATTATGTATGTTCGCGTTCAACCTAACGGCTGGTGCTGGTGTTCTCGCACTGCAACTGCGGCTGTTCCCGCTGGTGGCACATTAGCTGCTGCCGCATCAGAATTAATTGCAGGAACGATTGAATATAAACGAACCGTATATGCTGGGGATGTAATTAGCTTCATTACGCCAAATACAACTTGTGACATTGAAGTCGCATTTTTTGCAGCTAGTTACCCATAATAATTCGCTAATTTAGAAAAAGGATTTTTAAATGGCTATTGAGGAAATGTTCACATCATTGCCCGCGGTATCGAACTCTACCATGTCCGATATCATATGCGCGGTACAGGGCTATGTCAGCTCGTCTAATTTAGGTCTGTCCACGCAACAAACGCTGGGGCAGGTGTATCAACTTTTCCAATCTGGCTTAATCCAGTTTAATGCTGGGAACCCGAATGGCGCAGTCGCAGGGACGGCTTATTCATTCTGCTGGGACACGGTTGACGGTATCTTATGGGTTTGTACGACTACCGGAACCGCAACGACCGCAGTTTGGACTCAATCAGTGACGCTTACAGCGGGTGCTGGGATTGCAATTGACCAATCTGGCAGCCAAATCATAATTAGCTCAGCATCGTTTGCCGCTAATTTTATCCCTGTTATGACCACTAGTCAGCAAATGGTTATCGATACAACCTATCAGGCCGATAATATATCGCTAGTCACCTTAACGTTACCCCTAACAGCACCTCTTGGAAGTATTATCAGGGTGACGGGTTTAGCTGCTGGCGGATGGACTATTGCGCAAAATGCAGGTCAGCAAATCATTGTCGGTAATGTATCGTCAAGTATCGGGGTAGCGGGAAGTGTTTCTTCTACGAGTCAGCACGATGGGATAGAGTTAATCTGCTCGGTAGCCAATACTACCTGGCAAACTATTGTCGGCCCACAAGGAATGTTGTCAATTATTTAAGGATGAATAATGGCTATTATTAACAATGCTATAAACGCCAATGTTAACGCGCCCTTACCTGGCTATGCTGGGGGAACAGGGGCTAATAACACAGGCTTGATTTTGACATATCAGGGTAACACCTCATTTCTTGGCCCATTTACTTTTGCAGGTACTTTGGTTGGAAACACAGCGGTTACATTCCCTACATCAGGTACTTTGGCTACGACCTCACAGATTCCAACATTATTTGTGTCATCTGCTGCGGGAACTGCTAACCAAGTATTGGTTAATGGTACGACTGGTACAGGCCAAACGGGTGCTGTGACTTTAACACTACCTCAAAACATTGGCACAACCAGTTCACCGACATTTGCAAATCCTATCTTCACAGCTCCTTTGTTAGGTACACCAACCTCTGGCGTTCTCACGAACTGTACAGAGCTACCACTGACTACTGGCGTTGTTGGAAACCTTCCTGTAACCAACCTAAACAGCGGTACTGCGGCCAGTGTGACCACATTCTGGCGTGGCGATGGTACTTGGGCGGTTCCCAATGCGGGAACGGAAACCATTACAGGTACAGCAAACCAGGTCTTGGCTAATGGTACTGTAGGTACGCCACAAACAGGCGCGGTTACTTTAACACTGCCACAGTCAATTGCTACTACCAGCTCACCAACATTTGCAAGCCCTACATTCACAGGTAATGCAGTTTTAGGAACTCCAGCAAGCGGAACATTGACTAACTGCACAGGATTGCCAATTGCCACAGGCGTAAGCGGACTTGGAACAGGCGTTGCAACATTTTTAGCCACACCATCAAGTGCTAATTTAGCCGCAGCGGTTACAGGCTCTACAGGTACAGGCGCACTCGTATTTAACAATGGGCCAACATTAATTGCCCCTGCGTTAGGAACTCCGGCCTCCGTTACCCTTACCAATGCTACGGGTTTACCTTTAGCAACTGGGGTTACTGGTAACTTACCTGTGACAAACCTTAATTCTGGGACGGCGGCCAGCTCAACTACCTTTTGGCGCGGCGATGGCACATGGGCAACACCCGCAGGTGGTGGGACGGTCAATACGGGTACGATTAATGACCTGGCTTACTACGCTGCCACAGGAACTGCTGTCTCTCCTTTGGCAACTGCTAACAGCGGCGTTCTTGTAACGAGTAACACTGGCGTTCCAAGTATTAGCACCACATTACCTAATGGCTTAGCTATGGGTACTCCGGCGTCTCTCGTTCTAACTAATGCGACTCAGTTATCATTAGCCACTGGCGTTGTCGGGAACTTGCCTGTTACTAATTTAAACTCAGGCACCGCAGCATCTTCAACAACTTTCTGGCGCGGTGATGGTACGTGGGCAACTCCGGCTACATCTGGCTCGGGTACTGTTAACTCTGGAACTGCGAATCAGCTAGCCTGGTACGCAACAACAGGCACCGCAGTAAGTGGATTAACTGACGCAAACAGCGCAGTATTAGTCACTAGTGGCTCAGGGGTTCCAAGCTTAAGCACTACATTGCCAAGCGGTCTTGCAATGGGGACACCTGCGTCATTGACATTAACTAACGCAACTGGATTGCCATTAGCTGGATTGACTGGATTAGGAACAGGCGTTGCTACTGCCCTCGGTGTGAACGTTGGTACTGCTGGCGCATTTGTAGTCAACGGCGGCGCATTAGGCACACCAAGTTCAGGCGTATTAACGAATGCCACTGGCTTACCATTAACAACAGGGGTAACAGGGAATTTACCCGTAACCAACCTGAATAGTGGTACTGCGGCAAGTTCTACTACGTTCTGGCGTGGGGACGGTACATGGGCGGCTCCTACTGGCTCAGGAACAGTGAATAGCGGTACTGCAAATCAACTTGCTTATTATGCGTCTACTGGTACTGCGGTTAGTGGCCTTACAGGCGCAAACAGCGCGTTACTTGTAACAAGTGCTACTGGCGTCCCTTCAATGACCGCATCATTAACCAACGGTCAGCTTATTATCGGCTCAACTGGTGCTACGCCTGTCGTAGCCAACCTAAGTGCTGGCCCTGGAATATCAATCGCAAACGGTGCTGGAACAATCACAATCTCTGGAACTGGTTCTGGTATTGGTTGGACAAACGTTACAGGTACTACGCAAGTTGGTGCTGCTGATTCTGGCTATGTATCTAATAATGCTGGTTTAGTGACTATTACCTTACCTGCTGTTGCTGCCTTTGGTACGGCATTTAGTATCATCGGTGCTGGTGCTGGCGGATGGAAGATTGCACAAAACGCTGGGCAGAACGTACAAGTTGGCAATGTGTCGTCAACTGTTGGTGTTACAGGTAGTGTTGCTTCAACCAACCAGTTTGATTCTATTGACTTGTTATGTACGGTGGCTAATACCACCTGGACGACCCTAGGTGCGCCACAAGGTGCGGCTCTAACTATCGTATAAGGATGATACATGGCTACTAATAATGGATTAAATAACAAATATATCCTTGGATATACAACGCAAGCTGGGGTGAACTTTACCTCGATTGTGTTAACGGTTGCGAGTACTGAGCTTCAAGTAATTACTGGAACGGCAACGGGCGCATCATTTACGTTGCCCGTTGAGTCGACAATGCCTAATGGGACGCAATTTACGTTCGTTAATAGCTCAACTCAGGCCGTAAGCATCACATCATCTGGCGGTGGTAGCATTATAAGTTTAGCTGCTGGCGCGAATGTGACCGTTTATCTCGTGAATAACTCAGTTACAACGGCTGCGGCATGGAATGGCACATTTGGAGTAGCAACCCCATTTGCTCAGGGTACATTCAGTCCTACAATTACTTTTGGTGGCGCGAGTGCTGGAACATTTAATAATTTATCTGGAACTTATACGAAAGCAGGACGTTTAGTATTTTTTGTTCTCAACTGCGGATTTGCGACTAAATCAGGTAATACAGGAACCGTTGAGATGCAAGGCTTGCCGTTTGCAAGCGCGGCTGTTAACACAAATACGCCTGTGCTTATGGTTCCCGCTGGAAATATGACGCTTTCTGGTGTTTTAGCAGCCTCAGTTACGAATAATGCTTCTACTATAAACCTATTCACTTATTCGGCTACAACAGGAGCAAATACCCAATTAACTGATACGGCTTTTTCAAGCTCATCTGTTTTTACAATATCTGGAAGTTATTACACCAACTCATAGGAATTTTATGGCCACGAATAACGGTATAAACAATATTATTACAGCTACCGCTACGGATGGTGCTGTGCCTTTATGGGACTCTAATAAAAACTTATCTGGTAATAGTTTGATTCCTGGCTCAACTACAACTGTGCGTAGTATCTCAGGCGTATACACTTTAACAGCATCTAGCGCGGAAGTTCAAATTTTTACAGGGAATGCCAGCGGTGGAAGTGATGAGCTGCTTATGCCATTAACAAGCACTCTAGTCGCGGGGCAGGCTTATTTAATCATCAATACCTCGACTACCGACACTTTGTTTGTCTTTGACTCTACAGTTACAAATATTATTGCCCAAATTTCCCCCAGTACATCTCTATGGATGACTTGCATTCTTAATTCTGGTGCTACTGTATCCTCTTGGTCTTTGGCTGTTTTAAGTCCTTCAAATGCTTCGGTAACAACTACTGGAAGCTGGACTCCAACGCTTACCGCCGCAACTCCAGGTACATTATCAGTGGCTTATACAACACAGACTGGAACTTATATTAAATGGACAACAGCCGGAGGTGCTTCATTCGTTAGTATTTATTGCAGTTTAACTTGTACCGCAACCAATGGTACAGCTTCGGGTGATATGAGAATAACAGGGCTTCCATTTACAGCGAATAATAACGGTTCAAGTACAACGCCATCACAATGCAGTGCTAACTGGACATGGGGAACAGGTTTGACCATGCTTGCTTTTTACATAGCTCAGTCACCGATTGCGGTTCGTATTGCTAAGATGGGTACTGCGAGTGCCGGCTCAACAATGGCAATTACTGATATAACGAGTGCGACTTCGAATATTTATCGATTCCAAATGACTTATGCAATTTAAGGAGAAATGAATGCTTACCCAAGAGAGTGTATTTAGTTTTCATGATATGAACCCGCAAACCAAAACAATTTCTATCACTAATATTACTATTGTTAAAGATGATAACGGCAACGAGATTGCCCGATCAAATCATACAAAAGCATTTGCTCCAGGTGACATAGAGGATGTAAAAACATATATTAACGCTACAGATACGCCAGAAATCACGTATTTGAATAGCATATGGTCAGCGGATGCTATTGCTGCCTGGAAAGCTTTAGAAGAATAATTAACAACACAAGGAAGAAGCATGAAAGATTTAGTTGAAGCACGTGTAGCACAGTTAAAAAAAGACGTAGACAATCAAGCTGCGCAATATAACTTTGCTGTGGGTCGTTTAGAAGAGGCGCAAACCCTCTTAAATCAAATTAATGAAAAAGAACACGCCGATGCTAATCCACCTGCTCCACAAGACCATGCGGCGAGCGGCGAAGCCGTAATGGACTAATATCAACTAGCAAAGGATTGCTATGACCGATAACTTAATTCCAGCGGAGCGTTTTAGCTCCGCAGTTTCCATTCTATTACAACACGAAGGCGGTTACACCCATGACCCCGAAGACCACGGCGGCTGTACCAATTTTGGTATTGAGCAACGTGAGTTGGATTTATGCCATCAACGCCTAAACCTTCCCGCAGATGTAAAGCTGCTCACAAAACAAAATGCCGAAGACTACTACAAATCCGAGTGGTGGGACAAGTTTAATTATAACGCCGTAAATTCCCTATACCTGGCAACCAAGATACTTGACCTATGCGTGAACGTAGGCGCGTTTGAGGGGACTTTATTAATTCAGCGTGCCGTTAACGCTTGCGGCCATAAAATCGCCGTAGATGGCAAATTTGGCGGTTTAACGATAGGTGCTATAAACGAGATTAGCTTACACAATCGCGAAGAAGATTTAAAATTCGAAATCCAGGACGAGCAGAAATGGTATTACGAGACGATTGTTAAAGAGCACCCAGACCAAAAAGTCTTTTTAAAAGGCTGGTTGGCGCGTGCCTCGTTCTAAATATTTAAAATCAGGCGAGCTGTCAGAGGAAGCGATACACAAAGCAATTATGGACTGGGTACGATTAAAGCCCAGTATTAAAAAGCTTGTGATGCATTTCCCGAATGAAGGCAAGAGAACCCCGAGCTTTGGCCGTCTGATGAAAGAAATGGGTATGCGTGCTGGAGTCTCTGATTTATTTATCTCTATGGCGCGTCATGGTTATCATGGTGCGTGGATTGAGTTAAAAACTAAGCAGGGTGTCGTTAGTCCCGCTCAGGTCGAGTTTCTTGAGGACATGAGGCAGCAGGGTTACTATACTGTAATCTGCCGCTCAATTGAGGATGGTATTAAGGTAATCGAACGGTACTGCTTCGATCAGAATGGTATTTCTGAGTCATCAAACTCATAATCTTTCGCTTTTTCCTGAGCATGTTCTTGACTCTGTTTTGACTCTTCGGCTTTTTTCTTACCGCCTGGCAGGAATTTTAAATCATTTGCGGTCACTGAGTACATATATTGACCTGCACGTTCACCTTCCTCGACTTTACGATTATTAATCTCTCCGCGCACATATAATACATCACCTACATGGACATACTTAGCTGCGATTTCAGCAAGTTTACTAAAGCAATTAATATTGTGCCATGTGGTACGTTCTTGCTTTTGGCCGCTAGAGTCCTTGTATTTAGTGCTTGTAGCCAGAGAAATGACGGTTAATTCCCCGCCATTTTTCAAGACTTTCACTTCCTTTCGTCCGACATTGCCGACTAAAATTGCTTCATTAATCACTATGCTTTCTCCAACTGTAAGATAAATAATCTCGCCTGGGCGTCTGTTAGGTCGGTTAGCTGATCGACTTTGTAATAACCCAAGGCTTTCTTGATTCGTTCTTGACTGAACCCCTTATTAGCCATCATTGCGACAATCTCGTCTATCTGTTCCTGACTTGCATTAATATCATCTCGACCCGTATTATGTACTGGCTCTTGGTCAATTACCTCGCCTGTTTCGGCATCTACTACGGCCTCGTTTAATATATTTTTAAGCTTCTCAGTCTGGGTATTGCCACGGATTACATGAAGATTATTTTCTTGCGATTTAATGCTTTCCATCTCTTCTTCCCCGTATGTTCCACCTAGCAAATCCTGGAAACATGCGCGTAAACATTGTGACTCAGCAACCTTTTTAATCATTGTTGCGGGTTTACCAGTCTGGCTATTCCATAAGCTCTTGCCTGTGGAGTATTCTTTCAATTCCGCAAAGACATAGATTGGCCTTGAAGACTTGTGACGTTTGGCAATACAATACGCGCCAACAAGAGCACCTCGATTGACTAACTTATAGGAATGTTTGACCTCGCCATTATGTACCTGAAAGGAATCATTCTCATACACAGCATCACATTGATGGTAATCGTATTCGCTATGTGCTTGTGCCGCTTTTCTATAGCCATCTCTGCCGATGAACACTTGAGCGGGTGCGTTATCCTGATACTTGACACACCAGATTTCACGTGTAAACGGGTTAAGCCTGGAAGCTTTGCCGAGTCCTACGAAAAACTTAAACTCCATGTCTGTAAGTTTGGGCGCGAATAGCTTGCGGATTTCATCTAATTTCTGTTGGTCATCCCACATTACTACGTCTGTAGCGTGCTCTACTGCTGATAATTGTTGGTTGCTCATTTCTCACCTCTTGCAAATTTGATGCCCTGTATAAATGCGTTTGCTGCGATTCTGGCTTCTTTTTCACTGGCAAACTCGCTTAAGCCAACAAGAAAATCACTGTTGGCTCGGATATCGGCTACCCATATATCCTGGGTTTCCCATACGTTAAAATGGTAGTTAATTTTAGGATTACATGAATTTGGAAAGCTCACATCATCAAACCCACATCCACAGGGGATAACCTCATCACTCGTATTAAAATCAAACATCACATGGCCTTAAGTAGAAATGTACGCGCTCCGCGCTTGTTGGCCTTCCATGAGACAATCGGTTTGCCGGACTCATCAGTCAAGCATTCGGCATCTTGCATAAATTGCATGATGTTAAATTTGTACTTGTCCTCAACCTCACTAAGTTGCTTGATTTTAAATCGAGTTTCAGCAAGAGTTGTTAATTGTTCCTTAACCTCGGTGTCAATTGTTTTGGTCTTCTCGGGGTCATGCTTGGGGTACATGAGTTTTAAATCAATTTGGTTTATTGGCTCAGGTGGTGTACGTGTCTGGACGCATTCCCAGAATTTCTTTGCCGCGTCAATTAGCGTGGCTTCTAGCTGTAAATCACGGGTATATTTAAATTCCCTGTACTGATTACCACCTATAAGCACCGCAATATACGCGCAATCGGCATTGAGAGTAGCGCAATAATGAGCGACTTGGACAAGATATTGCATGGGAATGGTGTCAGAACCATCTTCACCCCATTCATGAGCCATAAACCCAGAGGAACACTTAACTTCAAGCACAGCATTCCAATCAGGTATAAACCCGTCAACGTTACCGCGTAGATAATCATGGAAAGGATGAACACAGGTATCAGGCGTTTCGACCACCACGTTATTTCGTTTCGCAAATTCATCGCGTATAATTCCTTCTAAAGCATGACCCCAGTATTGAAATTCGGTCATCTCTTGGCTTGTATCAACCTCGCCAATCTTTTCTAAATATAACTGATAGGGTGTTTTATAGCTTGATAACCCTAAGATAATAGGCATGTCACTGCCGCCGATACCTAATTTGCGCTCTTCTCTTTGCTGTTCTGTAATCATAATAGTCTCGTATTTAGATAATTAAGCACCTTTCTTGTGCGATACCGCCGTCATGGCATTGACACATAATGCGTCATAGGCTATAGTTTGTCAACTGAAATATACAAAAACGAGGCGAAATATGCAGTTTCAAGAAGTCATGGCCTACTACGATTATAAGATGATTAGAATCGCAAAGGCATTACGGGTGACTCGCAAAACTGTAAATTTATGGAAGGAGAAGAACTCCATACCATTTACTAGACAATGCGAGCTACAAATCATTACAGACAATAAATTAATTGCTAATAGAGAGGACGAAAATGACACAGAAAATAACTTACAGCCAGGAACAGCTTGATATAGCTATCCTGAAAAACACAAACGAGGGCATTTTACGCACACTGTCTGAGATTAAGAGCGAGATTAAGAGCCATTTTCACTGGACTATGGGGTTAATTCTTGGTCTGTACACAATTGGAATTGGTGCGCTAATCAGTGCGCTAGGCAAAGCATACGGTATATTTTGATATGACAGGCGACATAACAGCAGCAGTATTATTTATATGCGTGGCCGCAGTGGTCATAACTTACATAATTTGCAACAGGGATAGATGACATGAGTTGTATTACAGAAATATTAAAGCTAAAGGGCGATCAGGAAGTGCTTGTACCTGACGGGGAATGGATAGCGGTAGAAGGAGGAGGCACATACAAAGACCATGAGTACATAATTGTTTTAAACACCAGTGGTCACCGTTGCGGTTATGTTGCCATACCACCAGAACACCCCTACAGTCAAACGCCCGAGGAAACGCGCGAATTCTGCGGCAAACCTTACCAGCATTATGACTATGACAGCCTTGATATTGACGTACATGGCGGCCTTACATTTATGTCGCCTGACCACGGGCTAAAGGATTTGCTGGCTGTTCCCTGTAATGATATGTGGATTGGATTTGATTGCGGCCATTGTGATGATGAATGTGACGTTTTGATGTTTAAAAAATACTTTGGTGAAGAGCAATACGAGGCTAAAAAATCATTTTTCGAGGTGCTAAACAACCCTGGATATGGTCAAACACTCAAAGATTTTAGTTATGTTGAAGAACAATGCCATAGTGTTATAGACCAACTTATACAGGTGGCCGCATGACCTTTTTTGAATGCTTGCCTGTGATGCTTTTGTCAATAAATTGCATAGGTTTGTCGTACTGGATTAGCCGATTAAGTTCACGGGTAAGCGATTTAGAGCGCGCTTTAAAGCTCAAGCAGTGGATTGAAATGATAAGCAACGGAGAATCACCAAGCGACATGGCGTATATGCAAGAACGGGGTTTTTTGAAATGAATGGAACCCTAACAAAAGACGACATATTGGCAACATTTTTCCAGCTCACAGAAATCGAGTGTGATGCGTGTGTCATGACAATTGAGGAAGACTTAGAAAAACACGGTAAATTTGGCCAAGGCTATCTTATGGCAGTAAAGCAATGTCGCGACATATTAAAACGAATTGTAGAGGATGTAAATGATCGATAAAGCCACGAAATATAAGGCCGTAGGTTGCGCTAATAAATCGCTACATTTTATCAAGCAGCTCAAGAAACATGCGCAGATAGGCGAAGGATTTACACAGGAACGCGCAGCTTATGGACTAATGTTAATTGAGGCATACATCAACGGACAATTTTTAACCGAAGTTCAGGAGTTTACAGGTAATGAGTGATGCGATTGCAGAATGGTATAGAGCCACAAAAAAGATGATTAAGCAGGTTACGGAAGATTCAAAAGGAGATGTTGAGCTAATCCAGCATCTCCTTAATGACTGGAATGAAGCCCTTGAAACAATGGAAGCCACATGCCCAGGACTTAAAGAGCAATACGAGCGAAGATTAGCTATAGAGCAATCATTTACAGGGGAACAAATAGACCATATTTGCTACATGATTGGCGAATGGTATATCGAATGGAAAGATAAAATGTGGGTCGATGGTAAGCCAAATCAACATCGTTTAGGCATTGCCAAAGAGAAGCTTAAAACAATGATTTGTGGGGATTAGATGGAGCAGTGTAACTGTTGTTATTGTCAAACGAAAGGCAAGCCAGGGAACCCAGAATATCTAAGGGGATTGCAATTTGCAGTAGATTTTGTTCAGGGCGAATGGCAACGTTTAAAAGAGGGCGTAGATAGAAATAGAAAGCATAATCGGGAAGGGAAAATAACCGATAGAATGCTAAGAAGTAATGTGCAAAATTTAGAATCACAAATGCGTTATTTAGGCGAATGGCACGATATTTTAGCAAAAGAAGGCAATAAAGAACTTAAATTAATTAAGGATATCGATTGGAAAGAATATCTTTATGGGGATTATTAGATGAGTAAATATTTATGCCTATGCGGCACAACTTATAAGACAAAAAAGGCGGCAAATAAGCACACCGCATTATTCAAAGATGCTGATGAGCTAACCAGAAATTACCACGTCATGATTAAGAAAAACTTACATGGAAGGTTTATAGACTTCATGATTAACACGCGGCCATACTGGAAATTTACGGGAATATTAGTTATTTATTTCACGGTAATAAACCATTTTGGAATACATCCTACTTTATGGGAAGGTTTCGCAATAGGCTGCGGGATAGGGCTTGCAATTGACTAATGGATTATATATGACATGGCTTAAGGATGAGCGTTACACCTGGAGAAAAGAACTAGAGTTGGGAATATGGTACGAGCCAGATATACTGACTCAGTATCGATTGTTTAGAGATTCCGATCTCTGGCGCGCTACTCGCCAAGTAGAGAAGCTTTGCGAATATATATTACACTTAGAAGGAGCTAAAACCATGTCAGAAACAATCACTGTCCTATGCGATGCGTGCCAATCAGATATCAGCAAATCAGAATATTACCCTCATTACAGGTTGCGTTTAACCCAAGAGTTACGCCAAATATTACCTGGAGCAGAACAAAAAGACATTCAACCCGAACTAGAAGACAATAAGAACTTTTGTAATCTAGCATGTCTTAAAAACTGGTCAAACAAAGAATAGGGTTCACATGACATACAAAACGTCTCACTTTGTATTGGGCGAACATGAGCCTGACACAGAGCCTCAACGTTCTTTGTCTGAAATTGTATTTATGGTTAAGGCGCGTCTATCTGATGCGCTTGAAAACCCTGATACAGGATTAGTCGAAGTTCATCCAAAAACATTAATTTCAATGGTGGTATCAAATATCCTGGTAAATTTATTAGTTACCGGAATTGGAAGCAACGACCTAAAGTTACGAATGAAGATGGCAAAGGAGTGCTTGGAAGAGGTTCAATCGATGAGCTTGCATCTATGGACAGCACTAGAGACAAACAAGGCCGATAATACAACGGCGCACTAATTGGAGCAAATAGCATGGTTACATGTAATATACCTGATAATTTTAAACCAAAGATATGCCTTAACGAGGACAAATTGACCGTGCTATTAAAGTCCAATTTGGCTTCACACTACAATAAATCATTGAACCAAGAGCTTATAGACACGCTAACAAAGCAGATTATTGAATCTATTGATTTTTTCTTGAACAGTGCTGTCGATTAATTTTGGACTGGATTATATTAATTAGAGGATTTTACGGTTACTATATCTACGAAGTTTTAGAGGCTTCCTGCCTCACTACTTTTTTATTATTAGGTCGTTTGAATACATTCCGCCAAGATTGCTTATTCAAACATTACAAGTCACGCGAAACACAAAAAGTTTTGGCTTCGGGCTTTTTGTTATGGACTACACATCCGTTCGCGCTATTACCATAACAAGGGCGATTATACACCATGACGGACGACAATAACAACAAATCAAAAGAATATGGAATAGATAAATTTGAGGGTTCCTTCGATAAAGAAGAGTTGGGCGTCACAATTATTCCCAATCAATCAATTAATGAAATCACCAATCCAGAATCATTAGGATTATATATTTATTTGCTCGCCCGACCTAAGAAATGGCAGCTAAACGTTAAGCATCTTTCCGACCATTTTAAATGCGGCGAAGACAAGATGTATGGAATGCTTAATTACCTACTACAAGAAAAATTCATCTCTAAGACCATTATTCGGAACAAAGGTAAATTTGTTAAGCATCATTATCGAGTCCATTTAAGTCGATTTGAACCACTTCCTGAAAAACCAGACGTGGTTCAACCAGACGTGGAAAATCCCGACACATATAAAACAAAGAATCTACCAAGCAAAGAAGTTATATTAAAACCTTATGTCGATTCTAAATCGACGGCTAAGCCTAAAGAGTACAAAGAAGATTTATTATTCATGGAATTTTACAAGCTCTACCCAAACAAACAAAAGCCAACCATAGCCTACAAAGCCTTCTTAAAGCATATGCCTACCCCTGAGTTCGTAGCTATGCTGATTACTGACCTGATGGAACGAATCGAGGGAAACTGGAAGGGAAGAGATAAAAGCAAAATACCATTTCCAGCAACTTACCTGAATGGTCGAGAATGGGAAGGCGAAATTTACGACAATGTAGTATCGACCGTTAAGAAATCGACCAAATACAAAACATGGGATGAAATTGTAGGGGACGTCGCATGAAACAAATAGGCGATTTACTTAATGTAGGTAGCTTATCTGTAGCACGAGACGAAAAACAAACCTACACCACCATTGACCCATTGGCAGTAAAGCTTGTCGAATATGTGTTTGCTAAGTTCTATGTGCTTTGTCGCGGTACTGATGCGTTATTCGCGGATGAAAAAAGGAAGCAAGCCGAAAAAACACAATGGTATGCTTCATTCACACGCCAGCAATACACATGTGTCGACCATATTCGCAAAGCATTGTTAAAGCTCGAGCGGCATAAATACCCAAATCCACCACAGTTAGGCGAATTCTTATCCTGGAATGAGTCAAGCCCAGATGATTTAGGGCTTTTAAGCAAGGAACAAGCGTTTAACCGTAGTGCTGAATTTATTCGTGATGGTAGTGTGAAAGGATTATCAGACGATCAGAACATGTTAATTGGCTTAGCAGTCAAGGAATCAGACCGCTATTTTATGCGCAATAACCCGATAAGCAAGACACAGCCAGTCTTTCAGCGTAACTATGAGCTAATCGTAAAAAATTACCTCGATGGCAAGATTGAGCCAATACCGAAAGGCTTAGAAGATAAACACGAAGAAACTCAAGAGCTACAAAAGCAGCAAGAAATCAAAAAGGACTTTGATAACCTTAAAGGCTATGAGCAATGTATGCCTGAAATAAGAAAAATGTTAGGGATGAACGCGGATGGCACACCAAATACCCATGTTAAGCGACGATGATTGCAAGTCGATTATATCCATACTTTGCAAGCGTCTTTGCGTAAGACCAAAGCTTGTCGTAGAAAGACTATTAAGCGAGGACGATAAAGACGATATGAGAAATGGCGATTTAACCATTGACCAACTCGAAGCACACATCAAAGTATGGGTAGATAATGGAATGCCTGATTACGCACATGGTAAAACTGAAACCTATTATGATGAACAAAAACGTATTAAACGTGAAAAACCTTTTAATACCTTGGAAGAAAAACAAGAAGGGCTAACATATCGAAAGCCCTTCATACCCTACGCAGATTAGTTTAATGCAAACTGCTGTAGCTTTAAGAGAACTATATTGCCGTCCGTATCTGAAATAGTATTTCTACGCTTACCACGAAGTATATTCACGGTAAGTTTATTATCGATTGTGGCTACATTGACTTTCCAGTCTTTGTTTTTCTCAATGATAGCCCATAGCACAGCCATTATCTTTGTGATTAAGTCCATTTTAACCTTCTCCGTTTTCCAATAAGCCAATATGGCCTATTGCTGCAAACCTAGCTTCTTGCTCGGTATCAAACCATTCCTCAGATTCTCTATAAACCATAAACTCATATGGTGTTTGAGTATAAATATAATAAACCCAGCCTTTCCATGTATTATTAATTTTATTACTTTCTTCAAGCTTAACTTCAAAATGATAACAACTGTATTGTTCCATCATGCTGCTTCCTCATCACACCACAAATCATATTCATAATCGGCGCGTTCATCAGCAGCACGATCACACTCTTCACATAAACCACAATGACCCTGGCACTCATCCTCATCACCATGCCAGCCGTACATCATTCCTCGATATGCCATGATTAACCCTCGTTGGTTAGTTCGTATAATCCTTGTAGCATTTCCGTAATCAGGTATGCTAAATTTTCTGGCGGTATACCCTCGTATTGCTCAACAGGCCAGTACTCAAAATCATTATCGGCTTTTAGATTCTCGATAATCTCAGTATAGGTAAAATCCTCTGGCCAGCTTGATAAATAATGACCTACCGCGAAATACTCGTATTTGTCTAATAAAATCATGCTGCAACCTCCATGCTCAGCTCGCAATAGCTTTTGAATTTAGGTATCATTGCTACCAGTTCTTCAAGGCTTTTGCTCGACTTATGAATTAATCCATCAACCCATATACGGTACTCAATTGATTCATCACCATTGCAGGTATGGCACCATATTGACATATCTATATTTGCAGATTTGCCGATATTGACGCGAACCCAGTTAGCAAATTCACGTAGTAAGTTTAAGTTTTCGTTATTCATGGTTATATCCTCTGTCTTTGGTTATTAAAATCTATCTTTGGTTAGAGCGTTGCGACCTGATTACTCAGGCCAAACAACGTTTTTAAGGAACTCGTAATTCTCTTTATAGCAATCAATCAAATACTCTTGCTCGGCTGAATCGTCTTCGACATTCTCATATCGTGTAACTAACTGTGCTGCGTGATTCTTAAACCCTGTTGTATCACCTAGAGCTAAATCTAAACGACACTCATACTCATCACCGCTTGTGAATAGCACCTTAACTTTAGTCTTGTAATAGCCGTAATATTGTTGGTTAGCTGGAACCCCTACCGCTTTGTGTTTTGCTGCTGCTAATGCTTTAGCTTCGAATTTCTTAAACGGTATCAGTTCATTGTCTTTAAACTTGCCCGACTCGCTCCAATACACATGAACCCATACAGGTATTGCTACTTTACTCACATCAACAGTCATTTCACTCATAATCGGCTCTCTCTGGTTAGATACACAAATCTGCTTCCAAGTACCCATTATGTATACTTCGCACTACTAAGTCAAGCACTATATTCAAATATTTATGTTTTGGACTTTATGGGTTTTCTTTACTATGCTAGTATCATTGAAAATCAAAGGCTAAGGACAGGCTAATGCTGTGTTATAGATGCGGTGGTACAGGGAAATACTTAGGAAATGGAATGATGACGACCAAGTGTACTATTTGCGATGAGTCGGGACATGTAAAGACCGAGGCAGCCGAAGAAAAGCCGCCTATCGATAGAAAATCACAATCTTATCAAAAAGCCATACGTGAAATAATGGCTCTCAATCCTAGTATATCCAGACCCGAAGCCGTTAAGATGTTTGAAGAGGCATATAATAAACCTTAAGGTGAATTATGACAGGGAAGAAGAAGGCGCAGGATGTGCCAAAGTTGACAAAGCCTAAAGCTAAAGTTGACAAAGTACCTAAACCAGTCGGACGACCCACAAAATACACGGCAGCAATGGCAGAGCGCATTTGTGAATTAGTCGCTACCTGTGAAATGGGTTATACGAGGTTATCGGAACGTTACGAGGATTTACCCGACAGGGTTACGGTGAATATATGGCGTAGAAGATACCCTGAATTTCGTTCCATGTACGCACTGGCCAAGGCCGAACAGATAGAATATATGACCGAAGAGATACTCGATATTGCTGATGATGCTACTAACGATTACATGGAGCATTACGACCAGAAAACAGGCTGCGTGAGTTGGCAAGTTAACGGGGAACATATACAGCGGTCAAGGGTGAGAATAGACACGCGTAAATGGTTGGCTTCAAAGTTAGTGCCTCGAATGTATGGCGATGCTAAAGAGCCTGAAATGCAAAAGGCGATACATGAGGATGTTTTAAAGCGCAAAGACGAATTAGATGAGAGGAATAAAAAGGAGTTTTAGCGGGTTGTTAGCTCATTGCCCAAGGCGGTAAAGGAGTATCAGGGTTCGTTACGGCGTCCCCAGCATAACGCGCGTGCCTCCATCACGTTATTAGCTAGCAGCCCTCTAGTGCGTGAATGGGCATTATGTATGAGGATAAAATGGCAAGACGTACTGTAGAACATATTGAATATATACAATTTGGCGATAAAAGATTTTTGCCGTGTCCTTTTTGTGGTGAGTCTAAAAATGATGAGGGAGATTCTTTCGATATATTATTTGATTTTTGGTACAAAGTTCGCTGCACAAATTGCTGTTGTATGCCTTATTCGCCTAACTCAAATACGATTGAAAAATCTATAGAGTTTTGGAATGTAAGAGCGCAATTAGCTTCTATAGATGATGCGAAATTCTTAATACGCAAAGTAATTAAAGATTTAAATGAAGTATTGAAATAACTTTAAGGGATTAAATGACGTTACAAGAATGGATAGATAATGGTTTTGTAAAGGTAGCCGAAAAGCTGCCAAATCTTGTTCATACCGAACCCGCGAGTTTTGCGTGTGGTTTCAATACAGGGTACAAGCAAGCGTTGCTAGAACTAGACAGATTTTTGACGGAAGAGGCTACCGAGTGAGTAATCAACCGTGGGAATGTCCGAGATGTGGACGGATGAATGCCCCATTTAACCCTACTTGTTTTTGTTCAAGAACTTATGAGGGTTTTATTGCGAAGGGCGCAGCAACACCGCTTATTAGGCATCAATTTACGCAAGGGACTGGATGGGTTGCGACCTGTGAAGACTGCCGCGAGATGCTCAACGGTTTAACGAAACATGCATGTAAGGTGTCGATGTGAGCTACTTAGATAAAACATTCTGCGCAAGTCCGCAATGCCGCAACGACTGCGGACGCCGGATGACAGGTGAACAAAGAGAGCAATTAAGCTACTCACAGGCTCAGTATGTGAGCTATGGATATTTTTGTGGGGAAGATGAAAAGCCAGTGACAAGGCTTAAAGCCGTACATATGAAAAATATGTCTCAAGCTGAGTTCAAAGCAATGTACGCACAGGAACCAGAACCAGCAGATGAAAGACATAAATAAAATGCGCCTAGGCGTATTGCGTGAGATTAAAAACGTTCATAAGTTCTTTGATAATATGGAGCGCAGCGTTAAGACCAAGAACCCAGAGGCGATACAGCGCGCCTATATGTTTCTGGTTCACATGGTAAGAGAAATGAACGAGGGGGTTTTTATGCCCTGATAGTATTGCGCTTGATGTAGAGCTAGCAAGAGCATTACAAGAACATGATGAATTATTCTCCGTTAGCTCAGTGGTAGAGCAGTAGACTGTTAATCTATTGGTCCGTGGTTCAAGTCCATCACGGAGAGCCAGAGCATAGCGGGATATTTCAGAGGTAGAATGATGGTTTCATAAGCCATCGGTCATTGGTTCGATTCCAATTCCCGCTACCAGAACTTAACACGGCTAGCACGTGGTAAGAGGGTTGACCGACTAACCCATAGTGAGTAATGGCGTGTTAACTTATGCCTTCGGTATGCAAGGAGCGGCATTAATAGAGCTTGGAGCGGGTGAGAACCCCGCATAATTTGGTTGATTTTAATAAGGAAGTTAAAATGAGCTTGGATTTATTATTAGGCAGTGTAAGTGAGCATCAGCGAAGGATTGTACAAGCATTATTAGACAACCCAGGCGGTTTATTATCGCATGAATTAGCAGAACAAACGGGTGTAAGCAACAAAAGCGAGACCATGAAGCCCGCATTACGCGCATGGCTCAGGCGTTGCGGCAAAGAATTGACTATAGAGCGTGAGAATAATTGCTTTAGATGGTCTTTGCAACCTTATGAAGAACCGTTAACTAACGAAGAAGGGTTTTAAAATTGGAACGAATAGAAATTAATGGAGAAGAATTGACCCGTATCATGGGCAATATGGATGACGAAGGGCGAAGGATATTTGAGAAGTTATTGCTTATCGTTGCGTCTAAATCACCCCTAAAATCAATTAATGACTGGCTTAGTAAGTTCGAAGATGATTGCCCCGTTGATAATTTGATAGCCCGCTTAGTGGTTCAGGTAATCCATAATGTAGGAGGCAAGATTTGGGAAGCTATGGACGAATCAAAACAGAAAGGCGAGGAACATTTTACAGGCCATCAAGCGGCTATGATTGCCATTGATCAGGTTCGAAAGATTGCTGATGACTTTGACAGGGTAACGGGTGAGCAGTGCAAGCATTGCGAGACTCAGACTGAGCATTAACAATTGGGCTATGGTGTAATGGTAACACAGCAGCCTTTGACGCTGTT